CACTGGATACAAGTACTAGATACCCCACCCCCCTACGACTTATGTAGTATTTTATACTTAACCCCTTCAAGACGTGCTACTACCTTGAACAACCCCATACCCTACGGATCATTGCCTAGATCATTGCCTAGATCACTGCTGTAGTATTTTTGTTGTGCTTTTTACTTGACAGATTCCATAGGAAGATATATGCTTATCACATACTGAAGAGGAGGCTTCGCCTCACCTTTGATGATAAAAGAAGATATAACCTATTGGATACCCCAAGGTAAAAGTAATGAAAGTTTCAGCACGAATTAATGGTAGAGTGACGAGTGTTACTGTGAGGAACAGTATATGTGCGTTGCATTATCTGATCTGTAGTGAAGATGGGAAAGATGCTTATGATCATGTGTTGGATACTTGTCATGGGATTATTGATACATGGGCAGGAGATACAGGTAAAGGACTCTCAAGTTATATTACGGATAAAATGGTTGAAGACCTGCTTGAGGATACCGAGCAGGAACAATACCTTGCTCTTATTACTGAGTTGAACTAATGAGGAAACTTAAACGACGTATACCATCGAAGCGAGAACGGTTAAAGATTGAGGCCAAGGTTGAAGGAGACCTGCCTGATAATATCTCTGTGCCTGAAGGTGGACCCCAGATCATTAAGCGGTACCCACAACAGAAGTGTGTTGTAGAAGGGTGTGAATTATACGCTGTAGGGAAAGGGGATATATGTAAGAAGCATGGTGGTGACCCCATCATACGAGAGAACCTTGTACCCTCTGAGAAGCTGCCTTCATGTATTGTGGGAAACATATACGACCCTGCTTATCACCCCATTACCTTTATTGAGATGGCAAGGGAAGGAGGCAGTGAAGTGGAAATAGCTGCTGCCTTTGAGATCAGTGTGCACACGATGCGTACTTGGTCTGAGAAGTTCTCTGAGTTTAACTCTGCATACGAAATAGGACAGGCCATGCATGAAGCGTGGTGGTTACGGCAAGGAAAAGATAATTTAGATAACCGAGGCTACAATGTTGGATTGTTTAAGTTCCTCACTGGGAACAAACTTGGTTATTCAGATAAGATGGAAAGTAAAAACCTTCACGTACATGCAGGAGTGCTTCAAGTTCCTGGGACTGTAAGTGAAGATGACTGGGAGAAGAAACATGCCTCGGAGAATTAAGGGAACATCCCTTAAAGGCCGTAAGGTTCGTGATTTAGAAACTGGAAAGTTTTACACAACGAAGGGGTACGTTTCATGTGCCCGTAAAGGCCGACTACAATTCATTCGACAAAAGGATGAGAAACTTGCCTCACTGAAGAAAGCTACCAAACAATCCCTAACTGTTTCTGGAATACGAAACAGGGTTATTGCTTATGCAACCAGTACCCCTGAGATTAAAGCTGCCAGGAAGCAGAGGGTACTGGACAGACTTGGTTGGGACAACCCAGAAGCTGTAGCCAGACGCTTGCTTTCAGACCGTAACCAACACGCCAGCAAGACTATTGTGGTTGATGGTCAAGAATGTACCTTTCGTGAATCAGATTGTGTTGGTGACGAATTAGGAATAGTTTATATGAACTGTGAACGTGAACCTTCTGTTGGTGTGAGTGTCGTATAAATGGGAGCAAGTCAGAACATAATTTGGACACCACATCCAGGGTCGCAGGTGCAATTCCTTGAGTGCCCCGTACACGAAGTACTGCTTCATGGTAACCGTGGTGGTGGTAAGACTGATGTGCTCCTTATGGACTTCCTGCAACACGTTGGCCTTGGCTATGGTGCGGAATGGCGTGGCATCTTGTTCAGGGAAGAGTACACACAGCTTACCGATGTTATCAACAAGAGTAAAAAGTGGATATCACAGATTTTTCCTGGAGCCAAGTACAACGGAAGTGAGCATAAGTGGACATTCCCAGATGGGGAACAGTTATTTCTGAGATACATGCGTGTCGCAAGCGATTATTGGAACTATCATGGTCATGAATACCCTTGGATTGGTTGGGAGGAATTAACCAACTGGGCAACTGACGAATGTTACAAGTCAATGATGTCCACAAACCGTTGTTCAGACCCTAACGTACCAAGAAAGTACCGTTCAACCTGTAACCCTGCTGGTCCAGGACATGGATGGGTTAAGCAGCGATTCATTGATGCTGTTGATCCACTTCAGATATTTCATGATAACGAAACTAAAAAGGGGAGGGTGCATATACCCTCAAGGCTACAGGAAAATGAAACACTCCTTGCAGCAGACCCTACATACGTCAACACAATTCTTGCTTCAGCCCAAGATGACCCCGTTAAATACAAGGCGTGGGTACTTGGTAGTTGGGATATCATCGCTGGTGGTTTCTTCACTGATCTTTGGGATCCTGCTATACACATCTTGCCCTACTTTCCGATTCCCCGTACATGGGATGTGATCAGGAGCTTCGATTGGGGTTCCTCTAAACCATGGGCTGTTACATACATTGCTGAGAGTAATGGTGAACAACCCGATTGTGAATATGAACTTCCGTACTTTACAAAAGGATCAGTAGTTATTATAAATGAAGTATACGGATGGACTGGAACAGTCAATGAAGGTGATCGTGCTACTTCACAGCAGATCGCAGAAAGGGTGCTAGAATTAGATGCAGCAATTGAGAGAGAATTTGGTTGTAAGGTTCGGTCCGGACCTGCAGATACAAATATCTACGAAGTTCGTGATGGTACCTCTATTGGGTCGAATATGGCTACACGAGGGCTCCACTGGAAACGAGCCTATAAAGGTAGTGGTAGTCGAGTTGCAGGTTGGTCACTCATAAGGACTATGCTTGGGGCAGCAAAAAGAAAAGACCCTGAAGCTGCTCATCTATATTTTTGTGATAGGGCACGGCACCATATCAGAACTCTGCCTTTAATGCAGACAGATGACAAAAAGCCAGAAGATATTGACACGGACTTGGAAGATCATGCCATGGATAGTATGCGGTATGGCCTCACAAGAAAACTTACTAAAATGAAGAGGCGTAAGGTTAGATATTAATGCTTACTCAGAAGAAATTAAAAAAATATCTTCATTATAGCAGGCTTACTGGTTTCTTTACATGGATAAAGAAACCATGTTCTAAGGTGCGGGTAGGTGACAGGGCAGGCACCATTAATGGTGCAGGATATGTACAAATAACGCTGAAAGGTAAAATACATCTTGCTCATAGGTTATCTTTTTTATACTGTAAGGGTTACTTACCAGAGGCACAGGTGGATCACAAAGATCGTATCAGGCACAATAATAGGTGGAGAAACCTTCGTGAAGCCTCACCTCAGTGTCAATCTAGGAATGCTAAAGTACATAGAACAAACACGAGTGGTGTACAGGGTGTTTACTTCAGCGACCGCGACCAGAAATGGTACACAGTAATGAAGGTAGATAATAAGAATAACTTCCTTGGTACTTTTACTGATTTTGATGAAGCTGTTTACCACAGATTTGCTGCAGAACAGTGTGTGCATTGGGCTACTTGTTCTTTGCCAACTTCTGCTGAAAAACATTTAAGAAAAGTGAGATATTAACATGGCGATCAAAAAAGGAAATGAGGTCTTTAAAGGACAGCAGACCATCACTGAGAGTTCTGACCCAACTTTAAAACACCCCAATTACATATCACAAGAGAAAGATTGGGACAGGATTCGTGATTGCATCCAGTCAGAATCCCATATTAAAAGCAAACGTGAAAAGTATCTCCCCCGTCCAGGCGGTATGACAGGTGAGTACGCTGAATCTTATGACTCATATCTTGAGAGGGCACATTACCCCCAAATTTGCTCGTATGCACTTTCAGGTGCCTTGGGTGTCATAATTACTAAACTGCCTGAATTTAACGTCCCTAAGCAACTTGAATACATCCTTAAAGAATCAACAAAGGACGGCATCACCATTCAACAGTTGTTTATGGAGATTGTCATTGAAATTCTGCAGACAGGAAAGTGTCCTGTAGTAGTTGACATTGACCCTGAATCAAACGAATTCAAATTTGTTAAGTACACGGCAGAATCGTTCATCAACTGGAAAGAACAGTCAATGGGTTCAGAGAAGAACCTTGTTTTGGGTGTTTTGAAAGAGGCAATGCCTTCAAATGATGATATTTTCTCTCATGATACGGTTGACGTATTCAGAGTACTCTATATGGAGAGTGGACAGTATGTTTCCCATCTATTTGATGATGGTGGAAATGAATTGGCAGACTTTTTTACCCAACCTTCCTACATGGGTACAACAATTGACGAGTTACCTCTGTTCGTCGCAGGTTCCATCAATAATAGTACCGATAATCAGCCTATTCCTCTCTTGTCTGTGGCTAATTGTTCAATCCAAATTTACAGAAAAGAAGCTGATTTGGCTAATAGTGAATTTCTTAGTTGTAACCCTACTTTGTGTATGGTTGGTGCTTCTAACGATGATGATCTACCAAACGTGGTAGGTTCATCAGTAATGATAGTTCTACCTGACCCACAGGCTCGTATTTTCTATACTGAGACTGACACGGCAGCACTTCAGCATGTGAAGACCCATATCGACGACCTTTATGAGGAAGCTATTCGACATGGTGTTGCCATTCTTGATACCCGTAAAGGGGTTGAGTCTGCAGAAGCATTACGTATTAGGCAGGCTACACAATCAGCTTCCATCTATAGTATTTACCTGAGTGCACTCAACGCCATTAAAGGCGGTCTTGAATTAATGTGCAAATGGGCTGGCTGGAACCCTAACGACATTGTCATTGATGCTCCGGCAGCATTGACTTATGGAATACCAGATTCAAATGTTATCCGCAGTATTATAGAAGGTTTTGGTCAGAATGTTGTACCTCTGAGTGTTATTCATAAATACTTGGTTGGCTCAGGACTCCTTGATCAAACTGTCAGCCTTGAGGAATATGTGGGACAGCTTATCATTGGTAAAGAGGTTTTTGATGAAGCTGGCCTTACCGTTACCGCTACTGGCGGTACTGAAGAGCCAGAAGTTGACGCAGATGGAAATCCTATTGACAAACCACCCAAAGATGTTAATAGTGATGAGTCTAAGAAGGATGAACTTGATAAGAGTCAAAAAAAGAAACTTATCGACACAAATAAGAAGAAGTCTAAATCATTCAGCTAAAGAGGTGTTGTAATGGCTAAGAAAGCCCCTGCTAAGAAAAAACCGCTAGTAAAGAAGCCTGTTGGTAAAAAACCAGCGAAAAACGCAAAAACTGCCCAGAGTAACACTGGTGGTAACCAATTTATGAAAAAATCGGCTGATGCTGGTAAAAAGGCGATTGCTGCTGCTGGAAAAGGGAAACCAGGAGGCAAAAAGGCTGTAGCACCGAAAAAAGGCGTAAAACCCGCTTTTGGTAAGAAAGCAGCCGTTCCTGCTAAAGGAAAAGCCCCTGCAAAGGGTAAAAAGCCCCCAGTGGGCAAAAAACCCGCAAAAAAGAAACCTATGCCCAAAAAGGGCAAAAAATAGTCCATATCGGACAACTTGGTGGTTAGAGACCACTGTATATTAATTCCCGGAGGGAATACCATGAAATTTGATTTTATTGAAGACGAAGGACTCAGAAAGCAAGCTGAAGAGGCTTATGACGCTGAAGTGAAAGCAAACACCGAAGATATTGATTCAAAGATATCTATTGCTGTTGCTGGCCTGCAAAGCAAGAATGAGGAACTTCTCGGAGAGAAGAAAACCATTCAAGAGAAACTTCAGAAGTTTGCTGATATCGAAGATCCTGTTAAAGCATTAGAGGCTTTGACGTTTATTAATGAGAGTGAAGAAGCTCAAATGATCCGTGACGGTAAATTTGACGAACTCCTTGAAAAGCGTACCTCTACAATGAGACTTGATCACGATAACGCTGTTACTGCACTTGCTGACAAACTTGAAGAAATGACTACAGGTAAAGGTAAGTACAAAGGTCTTTATCAAACAAAAATGATGGATGATGCTCTCCGTGAAGTTGCTACAAAAGCTGGTGTCCGTGCAGAAGCTGTTACTGACGTTCTCCTTCGTGCCAAAACTATGTTTGCACTGGGCACTGACGGTTCTGTTGAAGCCCGTGACGCTGCTGGCAAGCTGCTCAAAAATGAAGATGGTAACGTAATTACCCCTTCAGTATGGCTTGAATCAATGAAAGAAACCAGTCCTCATTACTGGCCTTCATCTGAAGGCTCCGGTGCCCGTGGTGGTAACATCACAGGTGATGCGGATACAACCGAGAAACTTGCTGCACTCGCTAAGAAAGGCGACATGGTAGGCTATCGTAAGCTCCGCACTGCAATGGCGGGATAAGACTAATTTTAAATATAGGTTGACAAACAGATTGTCAACCTATACTATAATAATGA